CAGCTCGTTCAGTCAGACTAATATCGATGAAGACAACGGAGCGTGACACTTGGTGGTCAGAGCTCAGACATGAAATTGCAAAGGTTCAACACCAACCTGAGTAAAAGTCCATGTTGCATTCCTGAGTGTATCAACAAACTGTGGAAGTTGTGGTCTTGCCTTGATGGTTCCTCGCCCAAGAATGAATGGAGTTCCACTGTTGGGATAGATGACGGCAGTCAGGGTGTTTTTTTCTGCATCTGGTAGTGGACCGATATCAACCCAGTAACCATTGATGTTTTCATGCATAGTTTTTTCAAATACACTGCATGTTGGACCACCATTTAATTGAAAGTCAACTCTAGCAATATCGCTAAAATGATAAGCAAGTAAACCCATTTTTGTTGTTTCATTTATAGTTTCAAACTGAGGACTTACCCAACGGGCAACCACTCGGTTTTGATAACCGTAATCAGATGGATTTCCAACTGCTGCTGGTTGTTCAGGAATATAATTGGGATTAGTTCCGGAAACAACCTGTGCATTGCTGGTTAAAGAAAGAAATAACGATAGAAATCCTAAAACTATGTACTTCATTTCAGTCTCCTTATCTTGTTTGAGCTTTTATTATTCCAGAAAAGAAATCTATATCTATTGATCTTGCTGTGTTTGCAGCAGGAGTAAGTTGTAAAAACCACTGCATTCCTGTAGAATCCGGTATGTTGTTTGGAGATCCTAGGGTTTCTGTTACTTCAGAGTTGTTATTAAAAGTAAATCCAACCTGTGTATTTGATATTCTTCTTATTTTCATCTTAGCCCAGTTAGTACTTACTGCCCAAGCATTGGCCGTAGAGTTTTGGTTTGCACCATTCTTTACGATTGGAACCCAGTTTCCAGCACCACCCGTAACTACCCCTTCAAAATAACAACCAATACCAGGTGGACTTGTGCCAGCTTGATTTGTTATTCCAACTCTTGCAGTATAGTTAGAAGCCAGCGAATCCATGTCAATAATAAATGTACACTCTTCAAACTGATCCCACCTAAACAAAGCGGATGTAACCGCAGAGCCAACATATGTACTTGCTACGTTACCTGTAGTAGCTGCACTGGTTCTTCTAATAATACCAGGATGTCCGTCAGCAGCCGCTATTTCTGCTACTGAACCGTTGGTAAATCTCCAGCCGAGTTCTCCAATAAGACCTGTTGTAAGAGTATTGCTAAAGAAATCATCCACCAATATTACTGGGTTTGTTGGTTTTACAAGTTCAGTGTACCTATCCGTTATGTCGGCAAGTACATGAGTATGGGCTGTTGGAGTTCTAGCATCGCTGAGTCTAGAGTCATCTGCTCTTACTGCTTGAGTTGAACTTGATGTACCTGAGGTAGCAAAATCAACAGAAAGGGTTCTATCAGTAGAAAGATCTCCTCCTCCTGTTAGTCCGGTTCCAGCATTTAACAAACGAGTTTCAAAGGTAATTCCATCTGTAGAAAGAATACCAGTATTAGATAGTTTGATACCAGAGCCGATTGTAACTTCTTGTAACACTCCATTACCAGCAGAAGCCCATCGACCAACTAATCTGGTTTGAGGCAAATCAAACAACTTACTTCCATCTACATTTTCCCATCGACTATCTGTACTATCCCATTTTAGTATGTTGTTATTGGTAATACTAGTAATCTTAACATCATGTAGTTCTTCTAGTTCTTGTCCATTAGAAACCTTAACATAGATAGACCCAGCTCCACCACCAGCCGATTTTACCATAAATCCAACAACCACACCATGATCAGGTGCTGTTGGTCTGTCGTAAGTAAAGGCTCCTGCTGTGGTAGATAACCATAAAGTATCTCCTTCTGTACCAGTACCTGTGGTTGTATTTGTATCGAACCCCTTAAGATATCCTTGGGTAATAATCCAACCTTCACTATTATTAGCAATATTATGGGCAGCAACACCAATTGTATCCTTAGCTGTTGCTTCAGTAGAGGCATCAGCAAGGTCCACTAAAATATGAGTTGATGCGTGAGATCCAGTAATATAAACTACTTGACCTTTTGTGATCGTTGCGCCTGTGTTGTTACGAACTAATTTAACAAGAGCAGAACCCAAAGGAGCGTTGATATTTGTATTAGATGTACCACCATCCAAGCCCATAATTGGAGATTGATATTCTGGATCATAGGCAATAACACCATCAGCCAATGGGTTTGCTGGTGTTAGTGTGGTATCTAGGTTTAGTTGATCTACTGTAACCTGGTCTACAATAACTGTATTAGGTAAACCTACAGTATAAACCTGAGTTCCTCCATCGTAGGTTACCTCCACTTCATTTGCTGTACCAACTACAGTAGTACCTGTAGGAAGAATGCCACCACTTTCGGGATCTCCTAGTTTTACTCCAATAAAGTCTATAAGACTGGTAGCACGAACTGTACTTGGATTGATCTCTACAAGAGAAGATTCTAAGGCTAAACCTAAATTTAAATCTGAAGTTGTTATGTTTGTAGTAGCAGTATGCTCTAAAGTATCGTTTATATAAAACTCTACAGTACCTAGTATAGTTCTTTTTAGATCCAATCTATACCATGTATTTGATGTATATGGGAGTATATTTACAGAACTTACATTACCGCCAGACCGAGTAACAGCATACCAATTAGTTAGATCTGATTTGAAATATATTCCATCTGAGTTTTCTGGATCAAGAAAATCTTCACTAAGGCCAAAAAGAAAAGCATTAATGTTGCCTTCGTTTTCGGGATCATCAATACTATAAAACGGACTCTTGAGTATTATTGTTATTCTAGATACATCTTCCCACTTTAAAACATTAGCATCGGGGGAAACACCAAAATAAGCTGGAATCCACTCTAAAGCAAAAGGAGATGCAGCATCTTCATATACAAGTTTAATAACTCCAGGGTGTCCTGTTTCATTATCAGCTGCTTGAAACTGTAGGTTTCCTTGACTATTTAAAATCAAACCGGATGTAAGCTGTCCTCCCATCAGTCCAGTTGAGTAAGGGAAAACAACTTCTCCTGTTAAATCTCCATTGGATAGATATAGAAAGTCTTCGTAAACAATTCTTACACTGGGGTCGGTTGGATCAATTCCTCCTCCACCACCGCCGCCTCCTCCATTTAACTCAAGATCTTGGATTCTGGCTTCCCATCCGTCTGGATTGGAGGAATCCCAATGGTAATTGAGTGTGGTTGTGTTGCTATTAGTTTGGTTGCTTACGTTGATCAAAGTATTGTTTAGAGAAGAATAGTTTGAACTTACCGTATTCTGAAGATTAGTAAGGCCCGAGTTAAGTCCGGATGTGCTTTCAAGAATCAGGTTTCTAATCCGTCTATCTTCTCTTCTAGAGTGTGCGGATTGTTTTGGTTCGGTCATCCCTTGCACTTCCTACCCTTGGGACATGATGCCTTGGAACCACCAGGCCCTGCCCATAGGTTCTTACAGGCCCAGTATCGTGCGCTTAGTTTGTTATCCGCAGAGTCGCAATTATGCCGTGCTTTGAAAGACTTACGAGCTTCCGAACTATAGTTGTGACCATAACCTTTTGCTCCAAAGTGAATGATTTTTTCTTGTCCATTGGCACATGCTTTGACCATCTTCTTCTTTCCAGCCGAAGTAGAGGCTCGTGGTTTATTACAGGGCATTGATTTCTTGTCGGGTCGCTTAGCCATTTGGTTGTCCTCCTACCATTTGCATGACTTGGTTTGTTACTTCTGGAGGAATGTTCTGGCCCCCAGTATTTATTAGGTCTTGCTGGGCAGCGCCTCCCATGGCTTGGGCAGCGGCTCCTGCAAACATCTTTTGCATTTCCATCTGCTGTTGGGCCTTGGCCATTTCCATCTTTTCCTGCTTGATTTCCTCGGCACTTCGTACCCAATTGTTAGCATCAAAACCCATAGCCGTGATCAGGGCTCTAGCATATGCTTCCCACTTAAAGGATGAAGCGGCCTCTGGTGGAAGATTGCGAACCATTTCACCCATCTGGAGTAACTTAGTGATGTCTGATTCACGGCTAAGGGATTGAAGACCCGTAAGGATTTCGATATTGAGAATACCATCTTCCTCGTCAAATTGATCCGACATGCGTGGATCAATCTCTTGATTTGATAACATTAAATAAATGGTTCTTTGGATAATTGGAACCATAAAATCTCTAGCAATGGCAGAGAACGTACCGCCAAGGATTGTTTCTAGTTCGTTGCCTACGGCTCTAATAGCAGTAGCGGTTACTCTATCGCCAGTTGGCATGGCTGCAGTCTGTAATAGGAATCCTTGTCCGACTTCCTTACGCATACCATCTACGGCAGCAGAACATGCCTGTAGCTGTGGATTGATTGTCTCGCTTGGGGAGATTACAAACACATCTTGTTTTCTTGCACCGACCCATTGACCATTTACAGCACCAGATAGATCATCTATTTCCGTGATGCCACTAGGATCTACACCCATGAAGAATGTAGAACCAGCCGCCATGCCTTGAATCATTGCTCGGCTATATGACTCAAGGGTTCTGATATCAGAGTAGATATCCTCAACATGGGATCTACCGTAATCTTCGCCAGCAATGCTTGCCCAACGAAGAATAACATATGGAAGAACATCATAGGAACCGCTGTCAATAATAACCCCATCTAATTCCTTGTCTACTTTCCATGTCTTGTTGTCATCTTCATAGACACGAATATATACGGTCTTGAATCCTGCTTGTGTCTCTTCTCCTGATAAGAAGTCATAAGCATTGGCTGGTTCATCATTGCTTGGAGAAATGAATTCAAGGTAGATAAACTCTTTGACATCTCCGTTTACATCACGACGAACAACAAACTGATCCAACCTAATCACTCTAAATGAATAGTCATTTTCCATTACAATCAGAACATCCCCTGTTACAATGAGATGCTGCATTGCAAGATAAGAAACTTCTCTAAGGTTGTTTGAGATAAGCTTACGGTACACCTGAAATGACAACCTATTCAAGTATTCGTTGATCTCTGGGGATGGTTCTCGTCCATTCTTAAGTCCAAACGAGAAGAATGGGGTATCGTTTAATGGGATTAAAACACTTAGGATCTTGCTGGCAAGAGAAGTAACACCACGAGATTGAACCGAAGAGTATGTCTGGAAAAGGTTGTCTTCTCCAGTTAAGCTTTGATAGGGTAAAAGAGTTGGTACGGTTAGTGCTGAGCAAGCCCTAGCCTTGTTTAGTTTTGTATCTCTTTTTGCATCTAGTGTTTCCCACCTTGCTTTTATTGTTTTCTCTTGGTTCATGGACTCTCCTTATAGTGGTCTATCTTCGCCTTCATATCCCGGTCGTTCTATTGTTGGCATGTCAAGATTAAAGCCACCACCAAACTCACTGGTTTCCTTCTTGGTTTGACCAGTCATTTCCATGAAGGTAGCTGTTTCTTGCTGTTCCTGTTCAAGTCTTTTTGTTTCCTTGGCTGCAGCCGATTCCTGTCTACGCTCGTATTCAAGCATTTTCTGACGATCTTGCTCGGCTCTTATTCTTCTTTCAGCTTCAATTTGGTAATCTCTCTGGAGATTCATTTGACGTTGATACATTTCTTCCTGAAGCCGCATTTGTCCTTCCACATCTATTTTAGGACTACCACCTCCACCCTTGCCTCCCAGTCTCTTGTACTCAGGAATAGGAAAGAGATCTGATTCAGTTAGCATTAAAAAATTAGGCATTTACATCTCTCCTTTCTTGAGATTCATAAAGAGCCTTGATCTTCAGCATTAGTTCTATCTGACCCGCTTTGAAACCCCTGTCGAAATCCTTTAGCTTTAGGTCGTTTGAGTTTAGAATCAGGGTCTTCTCCAAATACTGTATCAGGTCTCTGGATATCCGTAGGTTTTCTTTCATTCAGTTTGTCCAGTTTAATGTTGTTAATGTAGTTCAAGCACAGTAGAAGGTCGGGATCCTTAATGGACCCCTCCCTCCACCGCATCAGTAGTAAATCAAGTTTGTTCATTTGTCTTCACCATTATGTTTAAATGAAATCTTTTTTCATTTGGAGCAATCTTGTTTTCTTCCAGAGCAGTCTGTAGATTGTCTAGGAAGATATTTACCATTTGCATGTTATTAAAACCGACGTCCAACGTGGCATCGGTAAGCTTAACTAGTTTAATAGTTTCGGCTACCGCCTGATCCATATCGTACTCGGATTCAATAATCATCTTTGGCATGTTAAACTCCTTAGGTTACTTCACATCCGTTAGCGGTACAGGCTAGTGTACGCAATCCGGTTGTCGTATCTTCCTGCTCGTAACGAGACAGGTAACTAAAATCAACGCTGTCTGGCATAGACAGATTCAACTCATTGTATTGCTCTTCCGAAATGGCTTCGAATGGAGCTTGCTGATATACATGGTTATCCTTCGGCAAGAACGAAATGCCAGAGACCAGATCCCAATTTTCCCATAACCAACCACCGATGTATAGGAAATCCTTGTCGGTGTAGTTGACAGTAATGGACGGCTTGTGATCGCAGTACCACATCTGGTACGCCAACCATAGGTTCAGGTGTCCAATTGCATTGATCTGATCTTCGGTAATACCAAAGTCAGCCTTAATTGGAAACGAGAACACAAGAGTGTGGTCTGGTTTCATTACACATGCTTCGTTTGGAATACCGGAATCAATCATGAATCTTGCCATTGGTGAGTTCTTGTCCATTCTAATACGTCGGATATAGAACTTACTGTAGCGAGGATGCAAACCTGAAGCAGTACCAGCCACGCAACTAGTTGTGCCTTCTGGCTTAATACAGGTAATAGACATGGATGGATTAATACCAAGATAATCAGCCCACTTGTCATTAGTCTTTCTAGCAACAAATCGAAGAGCAGTAAGTAACTTGTTAAGTTCACCTGGTCCATTGCCTCCATTGGTAATGTTGTTGTCAAAGATACCAGTCATGGACACTCCAAGAAGTCTTTCCTCTTCGCAGTTGTCCTTGAAAGTATTGTTGTTGTTTTTGCTGAAGTAGGTAAAGTTAGTCAACGCACTCTGCAAAGTACCGAGGATTGTGGCAAATCGAATCTTGTCGATAAGTTGGGGAGCTTGGTCATCTGGCCTTACAGCTACAGTTGACAGATTGCAGAATTGATTTGGTCTAAGGATGATCTCCGAGCATGGATTGGTTCCAAACTCGTACTCCGTCTTTCGACCGGACTTTTCAGCAATCTTTCTCATGGCATCTCTGTTGCAGATTCCACGCTCTCCAGACCGGGAATTGTAGAGTGATGACCACTCCTGCATAAATGATCCCATGTCTGGCTTGGATTCATAGACTGCAGAGTTGTTTGCAAGGGCTCGGTGTCCACCCTTTTCCCACCATGGGCCGCTCTTGGCATGAGCCATCTCGTAATCGTTTAGATCCGATAACGAAATCAAAGCCGAGCGACGAACGCCTCCGGAGATAATTGAGTCTGCAATCTGACAAACCAGATCATGCACTTCAATCGGCTTTAGTTTGCGTCCCTTGGCATTATATACTAGGTTTGCAGTAAACTTAATGAGACGAATAAATGGTTCAGGACCAGAAGCCCGTCCACCAAAAGTATTTAGTCGAGCCCCTGCTGGCCGTATTTTACTTACGTCCACATTAAAATGCTTACCATTCATGAGGTTGGTAATAAAACTCTTATAAGCTTCAGCCCATCCTTCCCGAGAATCCTCAACAACAATAGAGTCATCTACCATGTTGATCGAATCCGACACACAGGAAAGTTGGTTGATGTTGTGCTTTTCTACCGAGAATCCAACACCAGTTCCACAGGCAAGGGTATACATGATGTTAGACAGATCCTCTACTGACTTGATAGCGACATAGCAACAATTGTAGGCAGCCACATCGTCCTTGTCTAGGGCAGGACCAGCAGTCATAAGAGCCCGCATAGAGCCAAAGACCTGGCGATCCTTCATAGCTTGGCGGATCTTGCCAAGCTCTTGCATCTCAATTAGGGGTAGTTTCTTGGCTAGATCAAGTCTTTTGATTAAATAATCAAAGTATCTATCCACGGCTTCATCCCATGTTTCACGTCTATTTTGCTCAGGTAACCATCTACAGTACTTGTCTACGGCTACAAAATCTTCAAAAATCTTACTCATGTTTAATAACTCCCTTAGATAAATCCAAAATGTTTCTAACTCCGTGGTTATTTGGACACCATAGGTTAATGCTATGGGTTTCCAT